CATTTACTGGTGTCCCTGTAGGAGCATCTACTGTGATTGAATTGCCATTATCAGCTATGTTCACGTCATTTGTGATGTTGGTAAGTGTACCAGAGCTTAAAACAACTGCTCCCGTATTACATGCCGTTACCTTACCATCCAAAGTTGAAAGTGTTGATTCAGTTGCAATATTGGCTGAGTTTGAAGTCACATCCCACGAACCAGATTGTGTTGCTGCTACAGTGCCATCTACAGTGTGTGAACCGCCACCATCAAATATCTCAACCTTCAGAGCTCCAGCATCATTGAATATAAGAGAGTGATAATCATTATCTGCTGTCACAGGACTGGTATCTGCATCTCTTCGAACACCAAGCATCATCAATCCAGATTCTCCTCCGCTTGCCGTCGCATCTTCTGTATATTCAGTTCCTCCTCCACCTGATAAGACATCAACCTGCAAGTGTCCATCTGAATCAGATAAGAGTTCTTGTATGTTTCCGCCTGATTCTGTAGCACCGATAGAAATGCACTTTGTTGGGCCTACTCCACCGTCAGTTCCAATTACATTAGGTATGTCAGTTGTATTGGTATCCACATTGCCTGTATTGGTTGCTATTGTTGACCCGCTTGCCTCAGTACAATTAAGATCTCCAGCCGTGCCCTGAATCACTTCTAAACCAGAGGCAGTATTCACAGAAACCTCTAATTGATTGGATGCATTGACATTAGCCGTCTCAGTTCCATCTGTAATGTACTGATAACCTGCTCTTCCAACTGCATCCATTGTAGGCATATCGTTTGTACCATCTGTGACATTCACGTTCAATGCTTTCTTTGTTCCTGCCGTTTCCACAACTGCCTGAGTTGTCCCATCTCCGATCTCCACACCAACAGGAGCTGCATCTGTACCTATCTCTGTTCCTGAGTTATTTCTCAGGTTAGTATGAATCGCTCTCTTTGCTGTAATCCTTGCAACTGCTGCTTGATCTTCCGAAGGATCTCCTCCTGGGGTTTCATTATACACACCACCAATGGGGGTATGATCAGTAGTTCCCTCAGTGAATGAAGATTTATCCGCTTGGGCACATCCGCCAGAACCCCCGAAACTATCAACAAAAGCACCACCAGAAGTAACAATCTGTGTGTATGCTGCTCCGTAATTGGTTCCCCTCCTCGAAACAACATCCCCATCTGTGTCTGTGATTGTTGCAGGTGTATCCAGTCTGACAAGCTGCTGGACTCCACCTGCCGGATCTCCAGGGGCAGCCGCATCTTCCGTATATTCAGTCCCCGAAGATGAACCAGCTACAATGTTACATCGGATAGCATTATTTGCATTGTCACCAGGCTTAACCTCATTATCTGAAGTATCTGTAATGTGAATTGGAAATGGATTTGCTGTTGCAATAACTGCTGTTCCATCTGAGATCTGAGTGAACAACGTATTAGTTGCACTCATGTCTGAACCAAGCACACTAGAAACATCTGTATAAACTGAACCTTTTGCATTTACTTGAAGCCCTGAGATTTCATTATCGGTGTTTACCAATGTTGCAAGAACATCATTTCTCACAACGCCCGAAATCGTTCCTATGCTTGTGGCTTCAGCGTATGTATCAGTACCTAGTGTATATTGAGTCCCACCTCCAAATGAGGTTATATGGCCACCAGAACCGTCCACAATAGCAACGTTAAGTGAGTCGTTAGCTGCAAGGTTTCTAATAGTTGCGGTGTTTGTTCCATCTCCTACCTGAACATTTACAGGAGTGCCAGTTGGAGCATCCACAGTAATAGAGTTTCCTCCATCATCGATAGATACATCATTAGTAATGCCTGTGAGTGTACCTGAGCTTAACACGACTGCTCCCGTATTACAAGCAGTGACTTTTCCATCGAGTGTTGATAATGTTGATTCTGTAGCAGCTCCGGATGGCAATGCGCTGCTAAGGACATCTACTTGAGGGTGGCCATCACTATCAACCCTAATCTCTTCCAGTTCTCCAGTTGCCTGAGTACCTCCTATGCTTACTGCTTTGGTTGGGCCAGCAACACCGTCAGTTCCTATAACATTGGGAATGTCTGTGGTGTTGGTTGCTATATTCCCAGTATCAGTGTCCATAGTTCCAAGCAATCCTTCTATTCCATCAACATGGCCAATGATTGTTGTCTGGTTGGCAGATGTAGCAGCTCCACTAGGAAGGGCAGATGAACCAACAGTCACATCTCCTGTGTTGCATGCAGTTATCTTACCATCAATGCTCGTTGTATCCCCAGCTACAGTTGCAAGGCTCGCTTCAGTGGCTGCACCAGTAGGGAGTGAAATTGTGCCTGAAATGTTTGTAAGAGAACCATCAATGGTAATTGCTCCCCCTGCATCTGAAATTGGCAAAGGATAAGTAGCTGAAACTGCCCGAAGCGTATCAGCTGCATCTTCCCACATCATGGCTGTTCCTGTGATAGTTGAATCTGTATCAGCCTCAGTATATTGAGTTCCTCCACCAAAGGTATCAATGAAATTGCCTGATGAATCAAGTATCTGGCTGAAGGCTGCTCCATAATTGGTTCCACGTCTGGCTACATTATCCCCATCTGTTGTTACCAATCCAGCAGGAGTATCTTGCCGAACAAGAATCTGAGCATTGCCAACTGGATCTCCCGCTGCCGCTGCATCCTCTGTATATTGCGTTCCGCCACCGATCCCTACTGAATCGGCAGCAATATCTACTTGAAGGTGTTTCGAAGCATCTAATTGGAGAACTTCTAATGTATCAGAGGGGGCTTCACCCATCATCGCTACTCCATCTATAGTTGCATCAGTATCTCCTTCTGTATATTCTGTTCCACCTGCACTTCCAGCTACGACATTGACTCTCCTTGCCTCATTGGTGTTATCGTAAGTATATTGATCCTGATCCTGCTTGCCAACCTTATTATCCATCGTCATTTCTTAACACCTTCTTTGGTCACACCCTCAGGCATAACCACTTCGATATTCTCTACTTCTGGCTCAACCATGTTCGGAGCCTTTGCCATTTCCACAATCTCTTCATCGGTTATGTAATGCTCCCCTTCATTCTTGGATTCAGCCATTCGTTCAGCTGGAAGAACCTCAATTATCTTGATTACATTTGGCTTGTTGAGATACCTCTCAATAAACATGAAGTCTTTCTCAGGAGATTCTTTGAGAATTGAACATGCCATTGTCTCGTTGGGGTTATTGATAAACAAATTATACCTATCTTCTTTCTCCTGAACAAAGATAAGCCCTCCATGTGTAACTAATAATTGTTGAAATACCTTCCATCTAATAGAATAAACTAAACTCATGTGTTTTCACCTCCTTCAATTCTAAAAAGTACGAGGCATCTACAATGCGGATGCACAGGAGGGTACTGAAACCTATACATGTTTTTTCCTTTTTTGATTTCAAACTCCTCATCAATAGGGATAGCCCCATCTCGATCATACTTATTGGCAAGATCCCTACAAACACACTCTAGATTCCTATCATCCTTGTGTACTGAGAGATATTTCTTGCCATCCAGCCCACTCTGCAAAAATGTATCCATATGCCCCATGTTCTGTGCCCTTGCTGATTCTGTTCTTGTGATCATGGTTATCCTATCCCTCCAATTCACTCTCCTCCCGCTTGGATATTGGAATGTTGTTTCATCAGTGGGGTTCAATACTGCCTTGACCTTTTTGCGAACATCATCAGGGTTCTCATTGCTCATGATCCCCTCACGGATTGTCTGGGCTATCTGCTTGTTCAGGTCATCCATCACGCCCGTAATCTCTGCACTTGTGTAATCAGTCATCACATCTATCTTCTCCTCATTTGGGATGGGATTCATGTTGAGCTTCAGCTTCACTTCCCTTGCCATCATGCCTTTGTTGTAGTTCCTTCGGACAAACTGCTTCACCACTCCTCTGAACTGATCGCCTGTGAATAATGCAAATAGCCTGCCAAGAACCAACTCCACAATATTGGCCTTAAACTCAGGCTTCATTTACTTTCACCTTCTCCAGTTGGGTTGATGCCAACATATCCTCGTCTGAGATTTGAGAGAGTTCCTTATCCAGCATCTTGCCGACTGCCTGGATATACTCCACGATCTCGTTCATCTCTGGGTGGGATTTTCCCTCTGGTTTTTGCTTTGGCTCCTCTTCCTCTCTCTTCCCTTGTGGTTCTCCTGTTTCTTCATTGTCCTTGGGACTGAAGTTGTTGTTTCCAAAGGAAGGCTGGTCACCAAACATCTCTTGCTGCTTCATTCGCTCCTCATCCTTCTGTTGCTTCAACTTGTCAACATCAATGCCTTCCTCTTCAGCTACCATCTCTGCTGTCTTGATTCCCATGCGTACCTGTGCCTCATAGAGTGTGTGCTTCTTGATATCCTCATCAAGGTCGTAATCATCGAACTTGAACTCCCACCCTTCAGCCCCTTCAAACTCTGTTAAGATTTGGGAGTTGATGTGGTACTCGATGAGATTCAGGATTGGCTTGAGAGCCTTTCTCTTGAATACTTGGGATTGGACATGAGCTGTCGCACGATTTGAATCATCGGTTGTTCCCATCTCGTTCTCAGTCATTCCAAAGCATCGCAGCATGATCCTATCGAACCATTTCTGCTGTGCCAATATCTCCATCTCAACGGGCGTGAGCTGGAATCTCTCGAATTTAGGCATGTAGTTAGTGACAGCAACACGATAACCCATCCTCCTCCTATAACCAAGCGAATCAGCATCATCCCTAACTGTGTGGGTTAGCCTCTCTGAGAATGCATTGATGTCCTCCTGCTTTGCCCCTTCTAAGTGCAATACACCCTCAGACATATTATTGTTAAGATAAAAATCAAGATTGTACTTTGCCCCATAAACAAGAGTGAGTATGATATCAGCCAATGTCTCAAGCGGCGACCTTCCATAAATAGAATCAGCCCTTGGGTTAGCCTGCATGTAAACTAGTTCTCTTGTTCCAAAGGGAATAGGCCAAGCTGCAAATGCCTGACCGTACTGATAATAAGCTGCCTTTGCTGCATACATGATGCTATACCTTTGAGTAAGATGTTCGCTTGCAACAGCTTCATCACCCACTCCAAAATAGTTCTTGTTCCCTTGAATGAACACAGCTGGCAATGGTTCAACGAACGGTTCCCTATTTGTCATTGTTCCATAGATGTCTATGTTTTTCAAAAATGAAGCCCCATCCCTGGCATAGAGCTGAACGAGATCTCCTTTTCTATTGAATACTTTAACCCATACACCAGCATCCACTTCCAAGATATCAACAACAGCCTGGTAAATGAGCTGCCGGAATGATTCGTGGTTGATATTAGGGTTCTTGAGAAATTCAGTGATTTTCTCTCGAACTTCATCGTTAGGTGTGATATCTGCGTCTTTGTTGGTTTCTTTCTCAAGAATATCCCAATCAGTAGATGCTGCCTCATCAGCCAGTGTTTTAATGACTGAGAAGATGTATGGATTTTTAGCCAGCTCACGGAGTGCATTGGTGTTTATTGGGCGTGGGTATCCGAAAGGAGGCTTGTAGAGATACTTGGGTTGAACTGCCTTCAATATACTATCATGCAATTCACTAATTAGTAGCCCTCCTTGTGGTGTTGGGGGTATATCTTGCAGAAGTTGTTTCTCTTCAATACCAAACCCCAACGCTTGCCTTATTCCATCAAACATGCCCATGTTTTACACTCCATTAGTCTGGAATGTACGAAGGGACGATGCTAGATATAGCGCTGAGGTTACTTATAATAGGTTATGTTGCATAATACAAAATAAGAGAAGGATAAAAGACACGCCCGTGTACGTAATCTGGACAACAAACTCCTCTCGCGAAGGAGTGAATCAGGGTTCAAATCCCTGCACGGGCGGTCTATCTATATTCTCTCAATCTATATTTATATATGTATCTATATCTCACAACCAAGCAATCCCGCCTCTTTCTTCCCTTGTTCCTTGAGCACATAAAGCCAACGCATCGCAATAATCATCCTTTGCCCCTTGGGTATCTGGATGATGCAGCTTCATCTGACCAGTGGGGGTTAGCTCATACTCAAAAGAAAGCAACTGCCATTTCAAACGCTCATCAGCAGGGATCTTCAGCATTCCCCTCTCCATGAGCATCTTCAGGTGTGAGAACATATCCATCTTTGTGCGGATGGTGAATGTCACTCCACGGACAACATCACTTCTTCTGTATTTGAAAGTGTAGCCTGGCCTAACAAACTTCTGGCGTTTGGGTGAGTTGAGTTCCTTAATCAAAAAGTCCGCTAATCCAGAACCCAAGCCTGTACTATCCACATAGATTGATTCAAAGTTGAACTTCTCATGGAGCCAGAGCACGTATTCATAGAGGGCATCCATCGTATTCTTCTTGATCTCCTTGATGAATACAATCCTATGTGGAATCTCTTTCTTCTCATCGCCCAATTCCATTACAATGATTACTGATGAATCCTCCCCTGCCCGTGCACAGTCGAGACCAGCTACATAACGGGCATCTTCTTTAATCATTGAATAACCTCCCTTGAGTTTGATATGGTTTCAGCCTTGCTTCTGCTATTATTATGTATTCTTCGTTGAGTTCTATTCCTATGTAGTTTCTACATAATGTTTCACATGCTATTGCTGTTGTTCCTGAGCCTAAGAAAGGGTCTAAAACTGTGTCACCTTGTCTTGAGCCTAGAGTGATTAAGTAGGACATAAGCTTGATGGGCTTGCAGGTTGGGTGGTTGTTTTTCATTTTATTTATGGGTCTAGGACTTCCATCAGGATATTTTTCAGATGTTCCAATTGGTTCTCCTGAACCACCGTGACTCCCGATAAATCTACAATCTTTCTCCTCCAAATTCTCCAATCCTTTGTTCTTCTCACTCTTGCTCGCCTTCGGAGTAATCAGGAATGGAAATGTTTTCTGGACTGATTTTGGAAGCTCTTTGACTTTCTTATCCCACCATGCATCTAAAGAGAAATAACGAGAGAAAGAGCCTGAATCCGCATAGGTGTTCGTTGGAGTACAAACACCGCCACCAAACCCCCCTCCACCATATTGATTGAATCCGCCTTCTTTAACATAATGTGCTTTAATTTCCTTCCCATCATTCAGAACATCATCGCTCACCAACAAATTAGCGGGGAAACGACCTTGAGCATTTGCGAATTGTATGCCTTCTCTAATAGCAAAATTCCCATAATCATTTGCAGGATTACTTGTTTTTTTAGTG